GAGGGTAATGAAGGCATGAAACCTTATGCAGAATCAGTATGTTTAATTTCTAATGGATAAATATTGCACAAAATCAATAATTAATATACTATAATATGACAGAAGAACAATACAATGAATGTCAAAAGTATAGAGGGGTTATAAATCTCTTTGTTACTTCAGGACAATGTATCGGAGGATTAGATGGGTTATTTGATTACTATGGTGTAAGAGGGCAAGACAGATCATGTCCTTCCTGCATCAGTCAGTTCTTACTTAACAGACATTCTGAACTAACACAATACGAACATGATAACAATCTGTAAGGTAGCATGATAACAATCTGTAAAGTATGTGCTATAATGGATCAGGATATCATTCCGAAAGAATGTGACTGGTGTGAGTTATGCTCTTCGTTTATCTGTAAAGAATGCAAACCTAATCTTATAAGAAGAGGAATGGCAATGATAAAATTAAAACTTAGTATCAATGGAAAGTAAGTTCGAATCTTATTCAGATTATCCCGATAGCGTAAAAAATAACGCCAAGTCTGCTCTCGATTATGCAAACGAGAACGGATGGGGTTCATGTGGTACTGAGGTAGGTAAGATCAGAGCGAATCAGTTAGCCAAAGGAGAACCTATATCTGTTGATACTATTCAGAGAATGTACTCATATCTCTCAAGACATGAAGTTGATCTTAATAGTTCAAAGACTTATTCTGATGGGTGCGGTAAGTTAATGTATGATTCATGGGGTGGCTTATCTGCTAAGTCCTGGTCACATAACAAGCTGAAAGAGTTAGGACTTATTGAGATGGTTGATGAATCCTTTGCTGATGAGAATAGGGTATCGTTTAATTATGATAATACTCTATCAACAGCCAAAGGTCAAGAACTTGTTAAGAAGAAGATAAAAGAGGGTAAGATAGTCTATATCATATCAGCGAGACATTTTGTATCTTCTATGATGAGTACAGCAAAAGAGTTAGGTATTCCATTAAGAAGAGTATTTGCAATGGGAAGCAATCAGGCAAAGATTAAGAAAGTATATAAGTTAAAGGTATCAGAACATTACGATAGAAACAAGGATGTTGTTAATCAATTAAAAGGAATAGGGAAGGTAATATAATGGCAGCACCAAAAATAAACTACTTTAAGTTAGGCAATAATGGAGGCAGACCTCGCATCTATCCTACACCTGAATTATTAGAGGAGAAGTGTATTGAATACTTTGAGTATTGTGTTACTGAGAAGCAGATAATAACTATTACAGGATTATGTTTATACTTAGGTATACATAGGGATACACTGAATGGATGGAGAAAAGAAAGTAATCAGTTTTCCGACACAATAAAAAGAGCAATCGACTGTGTACTCATAGCATACGAGACTAAGTTAGATACGTTTACCTTTGGTGGTGCTATCTTCGCATTGAAGAACATCGATAAAGAGAACTGGAAAGATAAGACAGAGCAAGAAGTAAACCAAACCAATACAAATGTCACAGCCAGTTTCGGTGCAACTGTACAGTCCTCATCAGAATCAGCAGATGATTCACGAATCAATAGCTAATGGACATCATAAGTACTATGTGTTATCTATCGGTAGACAGTTCGGCAAATCTTTGTTGGCTGTCAATCAGGTACTATATTGGTTTTTTAATGTACCGAACTGTAAGATAGGATGGGTTAGTCCAATCTACAAACAATCAAAGAAAGTATTTAAAGATATAGAGAATGCCTTTGCAGAGAATCCACAAGTATTCAAGAGTAAGAACGGAACTGAACTTACTTTTAGTTCGCATAAAAATAGCACTATTGAGTTCTTTAGTGCTGAGCGGTATGATAACATTCGTGGTTTTACCTTTGACTATTTGGTATGTGATGAGTTCGCTTTTATGGACAATGAGGCATGGACTGAGGTACTTCGTGCAACAGTTCTTGTTCGTGGTAAGAAAGTTCTACTAATATCTACACCAAAGGGTAAGAATCACTTCCATCAGATATTCAACCTCGAAAATCAGAATAGTCAGTACAAGTCCTTTCAGATGACATCGTATGATAATCCTTTAATCAATCCGACTGAGATAGATGATGCGAGATCAACACTACCTGATCATGTGTTTAGGCAGGAGTACATGGCTGAGTTCGTAGATGGTGGTGCCGGACTATTCAATGATCTAACATTGATTACCAAGTCAGAGAGAACCAATCGGATGTATGCAGGTCTCGATATCGGTAGAGCAGATGACTATACTGTTCTATCTGTGTTCAATGAGAATGGTGAGATGCATTACATTGAGAGATGGAACAAAGATACCTGGTCTAATATCATCGGTAAGGTAATAGCGAGAATAAACGAGTTTAGCTGTTCCACATTCGTTGAGGTGAATGGTATCGGTGATCCTATATTCGAGCAGCTAAGAGATAGAGTGAATGATAGTGGTTTGATTATACCATTCCTTACCACATCAAAGAGTAAGCAGGATATTATTGAGCAGTTAGTAGTAGCGAATCAGAATAAAGATGTAAAGATGTTGGATAGGGATTGGCTCATTAAGGAGTTAGAACTATTCACATACGAGTACAATCCAAAGACTAAATCAGTCAGGTACTCAGCACCTAATGGATTCCATGATGATGCTGTAATGGCAACAGCTATCGGATACCATTCCCTCAAAACAAATAAACATTCCGGTATTTATCATATTGTTTAAGTTGCACAAATCGATTCATTCTTATACTTATAGTTATGGAATGGAAAGATATAAACATTAAGCAGTACCAGGATCTCTGCAAAGAGATTGATGAGGATTATACTGATGATCTCGAAAGGTCAATCGGTATCCTGGCAACATTAACAGATAAGTCAATAGCTTACTACACCGATGAGATTCCCTTAAACAAGCTGAAAGAGAAGCTGATAGAATTAACATTCATTAAGGAGAAACCAAAACAGCAGAAGATACATTCTAAGGTAAGGATAGGTAAGAAACGATTCCGATTCAATCTAAATATGCGTAGTGTATCAGCAGGTCAGTACATTGACTTAACTGAACTTGTAAAGGATAAAGAGAAGATCAATGATAACCTGCATACATTCTTAGCGGTGTTATGTGAGGAGATTAATTGGTATGGTAAGAAGAAAGATACGATAGTAAGTGACAGAGCAAAGTATATCCAGGAGAATATGAGAATGCCAATGGTATTTAGTTTGAGTGGTTTTTTTTTGTCGAATTATCAGCGATTAATAAAAGGTACAAACGACTTTTTGGAATTGCAGATGAAGAAGCTGACGAAGAAAACGCAGGAAGCAACAGACCTGGCTTTGTCAAACATTGGGGATGGTATTATACTTTAGACAATCTAAGCAATAACGATAGGACTAAGTGGGAGTATTTCTTAGAGATGAATGTGATTGAGTTCTTAAATTCGCTTAGTTACTTTAAGGATAAGCAAGGATATATTAAGGAGCAGTTAGACCAACAGATGAAGAATGGCAGATAGTCCAAGACAAATATTAGAGAACTATAAGCAGATTATCATTGATGCAATAGCTGATTCATTAGAGAAGAATGATAGAATAGCAAAGGGGTTATTAGTTCAGAGCATATCGATTAACATTAGATCGTTTGCTACAAACATGGTGATGGAGATTAGTATGGCTGACTATTGGAAGTATGTTGATGGAGGTAGGAGGAAAGGTGCAAAGATGCCTCCAATAGATGCAATGTTGAAACACATAGCTAATAGAGGGATAAACTACAAAGGGATACAGAATAACTATAGGAATACAAAAGGTATCTTAGTAAAGAGGAAGAAACCATTAGCAAAGGAGAAAGCATTGAGAACATTAGCATATCTAATCGGTAGGAGCATATCAAAGAAAGGTATCAAACCGACTAACTTTGTTGATGAAGCATTTGACAATAACATATTAGATAACATGAGTAAAGACCTATCGACTGCATTAGGCAGAGAGATATTAATAGATTTCAATTTAGAATAAATGGCAATAACAGTAAGACAGCAACCGGCTAATCTATTCCCTGCGTATAATGATGCGGTGTATATTGTAACCTCATCCAATGTGGCTCAACCTAACTTTAAATTTGTAGCGGATATCTATGTGAATAGTGTGAAGGTAGATCGTATGTTGATTCCTCCACATCCAACAGAGTTAAGTGGTAAGGTGAATGTGTCACCATTGCTTGAGAGCAGAGTAAGTGTAGATATCTCAGCAGATGACAATCGGATACTACCGAATAACAATAGTAATGTATTATACGAAGTTAAGTTCGGTGAGGCATATGGATCAAGTGGAACAGTAGTATATCCGAATCTAACAACAGTATCAGGTAAGTATCTATGGAATGCTGTAGTAGACTATCCTACATTCTGTAACTATACAAGTGGTGATTATATCAGTAATTTCTTAACAGAGCATCCATATGTAAAGGATGGAATGGAATTGATGGTAGATGATAATGCATGGCTATATTGGAATAACTTTAACTTAGATACAAGCTATGTTAAGGTATTGACTTACAATAGTGCAAATACATTGATAGGTACATTTAAAATAGATAACAAATATACTACAAGTAGATTTCTGCGGATTCCGACTGGTCCTTATAACATCCTTAATATTCCCGATGCTCAGTTTACTTTAGGAGTTCAACCGATAATAACAGGTTCGGTAGCTTACTATATTGTTCAGACATTTAACAGTTCCAATGCAGCGTTATCGATTGATGCAAGATATGACATTGTTGATAATTGTTCACGATATGAGAAACGAAGATTGCAGTTCCTAAATGAGTTAGGTGGGTATGATACGTTTAACTTTACCTTAGTGAGTAAGGAGACAATGGACATAGAGAGATCAATGTTTAAGAAAGACTTAGGTTCATATGGTTCGAGTTACTCATTTGTAAACAGTCCGAATGATAGAGCATATTCACAATACCATACAAAGATTAAAGATAAGATAAGCATTCAGAGTGATTGGGTAAAAGAGGAGGAGTTAGCATGGTTGGAGCAGTTAGTTACTTCACCTGATGTGAGATTAGATGATGGGTTATATCTGATACCGATTAACATAACCAACACATCCTTTGAGAAGAAAAAGGTAGTGAATGAGAAGTTGTTCAATTTGCAGTTAGAATATACATTGAGTTACGATAGATACAGACAAAGACTATAATGAGCAGAACAAAGATATTCTTACCGAGTAGTGGAAGCATTGATATGTATGATGATGTTAGTACACCATTAAACTTCTCCATTGCTGATATTAGATTCCCTGATAAGAGGAACAGTAACTACTCAAAGACCATTAAGATACCAGGTACAAAGAACAACAATCTGCTGTTTGGTAATATCTTCGATGTGAATGTTACTGATGGTTCATTCAATCCGAATGCAAAGGTAAAAGGTATATTGACCATTGATGATGAGAATCAGATTAATGGGTACATTCAGATGTTATCGATTACCATCAATGATGATAGTAAGATAGAGTATGAGGTAATGATCTTAGGGAATGTCGGTAACATCTTCAATGCATTAGGTACTGCCGAATTGACTGCCTTAGATTTGAGTGCTTATGACCATACCTATAATTATGCAACACAAGTAGCATCATGGACTAATGATTACACAGATGGGTATTGCTATCCGTTGATTGACTATGGATATGATAATGATTTGACTAAGGTAAATGTAGAGCATTTGTTTCCATCGGTATTCCTTAGAACTTACATCGAT